TAAGCCTTCTAACAGGGCGTCTTTGGTCTCGTCCCAACGGCTTTCTAAGAGTACTTGTGACATGGTTTATTTCTCCTAATATGTCTTCGTATTAATTAATTAAGCCCTGCCAGACGCTTTAGGTCGATGACGTTTGAAGACTCGTCAACGATCTCTTTTTCAATCTTCTTGGCAGATTTATTACCGTCTGCTACTGAAACGCTTTCAGTTAAAGGAGCTTTCGCTTTCTTTTCACTTCCAGTGTTCAATACTGCTGGTAAATACTTATCAAAAGCGGCCTTCAATTTTGGTGTCTGGACGCTTTCTAGCAAACTTCTCATTACCTGAGCCTTTTCTTTGTTCAAAGATTCTAAAAGTGAATCTAGTTCCTTCTCACGCTGATTGGACTCTTTAATAATGCGAACTTCACTGTCTTTTGACTCAATTACCTTTCTTGCTTCTGCAAGTTGGGCTTTTGAATCAACTAGTTCTTGCTCTTTTGCTTCTAAAGCCTTGACAATTTTACGTGTCTCAGCCTTATCATTTAAATAAGTTGTTGAGAATTCTGATGCGAATGTCTCAAAAATCTTACGACCAAAAGAGTTTTCTCTAGCAATTTGAATGTCTTCTTTAAGTTGTGACAATTCACCTTTGAGATGTGATGAAACTGCATTAGAAACTCGTTTTGAACTTTCTGCAACAAACTTCTGCTTGAGTGCTTCAAGTTTTTCACGACCTTCTGCAACCAACTTAACACGTTGTTCAACCACTGCTTGCTTATCCTGAGCAAATTCTTTAATTTCTTTTGCTAGTGCTTGCACGATAAACTTTTGAAGTTTATCTTGGTTTTCCATTTGAACTTTACGATCAGAACGTAATTCTTTGATTTCTTCGGCTAGTTTAGTAACCATGAACTCATTGAACTTAGTTGCTTGCTCAGAAAGTTTTACTTTGGCTTTAACGCGGTCTTCGTTAATTGCTTTTTTCTCCTCGTGAAATTCTTTAATTTCTTCACTTAGAGATTCAGATATCATCTTATCAAGGGCTTCAACCATCACATTCCTGTCATGTTCGTATCTTTGTGCAAATTCCTGACGGAGTTCACCACGAACTTGATCTTTGGCTTCATTTAACTTATCGTTCCAAACGGAATTAATTTCCCCTGCAACGTCTTCGTTGATGAGACCTGAATCAATTAATGGTTTGATAGCATCTAACATGCTGATTTCCCCTCTAATAAAGTTTAGTCTATTTTTAAATCCTTAATGAGACGTTTAATTTCGTCCCCTAAGAATCTCTCTACTTGCTTGTTGCCTCTTGCTTCTCTTGCGATTTCTAAAACTTTATGACCGTGTCTCATATTCATAAGACCTTCATAAATTGCTTTAGGATATGCATTAGGAGCACTTGGTTGAGCAACAATGTCTACAGTGATTATTTCAAAATCACTTACTTGACCGTTCATGTCGTTTACATTACCTGAACCACGACTTGAAACGCCAAGTTTTACCCCTGATTCCAACATAGTCTGAACTAACTGACCCATTGGAGTTGGTAAAATCTTTAATTTGCCATAGCCGTTTGGACCATCCATCCACATCTTAGTAATCATGTGAGATACACGATCTAAGTTGATTTTTAAGTCATCTGGATGATCTACTTCGCCTAAGACAGAATGTCCTTCTTTGATTTGACTATTAAGGGTATCGACAGCCGTTTCAATTTCAGCGATGGGGTAAACACGTTCATTGGCGTTTTTTACCCCTCCCTGAATGAAAATACCCTGCATATACAGAGTTTTCAGATCACTGCCTTCCTCTTTAACAGATTCGACCACCATTTCTGCGCGGTCGAATGTTAAGTGTTCCTTAAGATACAAAGCCATTTGTATCAGTCCCTTAGTCTATAACAGATTTTGTGTTAACACCAGAAGCCTGTGCTGTTACGGGCTTAGGTGCACTACCGAGTTTTACACTCTTTTGTCCAGGCTTGTTTTGGAAACTAGAAGCACCGTCTACGTCTTTTGCTTGTGGAGCTGAACGACCTTTCTCGTCGCCTTTAGCAAAATCTACGGGCTTGCTGTCCATGCCTGCACTGCCTGAGTTAGCGTCAACTGGCTCTTGGTGTTTTCACCATTGTCTCCACCATGTGGATACTGAACTGGAACTTTGTTTAAAGTAACTGCTTCAGCAACTAATTCTTCGTCTGCATCAACATCTACTTCAACTTCTTCGCCGCCTTCATCTTCGATGTCTTTTAAGTCAGCGTCCATTTCATCATCACGACCTTCTAAGTCGTCTTCTTTGCCCATTAATTCTTCAAACTCAGCCATTAATGTGTCTATTTTGTCTTCGATGCGGATAACTGCATCTTCTACTTCTTCAGAAGAAGAACCTTCATCTTCGTCACCATCGATGTCGAAAATTTCTTCAGAATCAACGTCAATTTCGTCTTCTTCTTCTTCAGCAACGCCTTCTTCTTCAGCATTGATCTCATCAAGTAGATCTCCTACTTGGCCACCCATGCCTTCTTCAAGGTCATCATCCATCATTTCTTCTTCCATGATAGACTCGTAAATCTCTTTAGATTTTTCGACTACGATTTCATGGAATAAGTCTTTTGCTTGCTCCTCATCCTCATTGATGATGAGGTCGATTAATTGTTCAAATTTCTTGTTGTCCATTATATGTCTCCTGATTTAAAAATGGCTTTGTAAAGTTATTTAGCACGTAGTCATAAAAAGTACGTTTTAAGTGCTACTTTTTTGCGTTTTTGGTGAATTTTCGGTAATATGTGGCATCAACCACATATTTTTAGGCTGTTAAGATGGTCTTTAAATGCTAGGAGCGCCTTCTGCTTCTGGCTTTGCTCCATATTGCTTTCTAACTTTTGCTAAATGTTTTGCCTTTTCGTAATTTCTTACATCTAACATTTTACGTAATTTACGAATTTGATGTAATGTAAGTTTTGTTTTACGAGATGTTCTCCAAACAGGTTTGCTGTTGTCTGTTTCAACATCTTGGAATCCAGGAACGGGTGCATCAAACATTTCAAATAATTTCATAGTAGTATTTAGTCAAAAAAGTTTTTTTCTGTTAAGAAAGGTTTTAAAATATCATCAAAATACTTCTTTTGCCCTTCTGCATTTGGATGTACATCTACTTCTGACATTGTTAACCCTAATGGTTTGACATATTCATGTATAGCAGGAAATACTCTTGTGCTGTGATCTATCTGTTTATAAAGATAATTTATAATAGCGTGATCTTTAAAATTGTCAATATCAGCATACGTGTGTTTCATATAATACTGTTGATAAAAAGTAATACCATGTAACTTACACAAATTTTGTAACATAATCATGTTTTCTAGTGAAAGATGCAATGAGTGTATATTATGTTTATCATAATCTCTATCAGTGACTGGTTCAGTAAACATCATGTATTCACTAATAAAGTTAGGTTCTCTATGATTCCAAGCAGAGTGATACCAACCACCGTTAGGATTATAATTTACAGAATACTTTCCATGTTTATTATCAAACTTTAATATTTCTACACCTTCTTTACTATTTTTAAGATCACAGAATTGTACATGCCAATGATCACCACCTGAATGACCCCAATATTCTTTTATATCGTTAATGTAGTTTTTATTTGTTATGTACCAAGTTTTGCGATCATTGCCGCTCCATGATACTAAGACTGCAATTTCTTCTGGTTTGATTCCTTGATCAAATGCATCCATAATAGCATTTGTAGTTTTCTTTTGAATAAGTTCTTGACCTTGGTGTCCCATACCTCGATGATCAAAAGTGACCTTAGGATCTATAGAGTTAACATATTCTTCTAATACGTGAGGCCAAGTCCAATCAGTGTATTTGTCGCCGAAACTGCAACCAGATGTGATAATATGTTTTATTTTCATTAAGCAACCGGAGGAGGCATTGCCCCGGTGCCAGCGCCTGCAGGTGCGGCTTCTGGACCTGCTACTGGGCCTGCGGCGTCTAAGCCATCTGCGCCAGCATCTTCTAATTCTTCGCCTGCTTCTATCTCGTCACTAGTATCCATATCAGAATCAAAGTCACCTGTAGAAACACCAACATTTCTAAGATCGGACCCTTCAGGATCCTGATCATTTGCTTCAGTGTTTTCTTCAGCCCAAAGTTCTTCGTTGCGTTTGAGTTCTTCTTCAGTCAATCCTAAGAATCTTTCTAAAGCAAAACGCTTACTAATATAAGGGAACGCTTCCATTGATGCGAATGTAGATACTCTTGCAGTATCTAATTC